GCATTATTTCCTCTTAATTAAATCAGTTGCTTTAAGTCCGTAAACGCTGGCTATAACACCAACAAAAATTGTTTGATACCAAAATGGAAGTTGTGAAAAATATTCAAAAAATAATTTCATTTTCTCCATGGCACTTGGGTCGTCTGAAAATACTGCCCAAGCAAGAAGTACAATAGGTGCTGAGAGTAATAATAAAATGAATTCGTCTTTCCAGTCCGATTGTCTTGCCTCAAGAAGTTTACCTTGGTATTCGCTTTCACCACGAGCCATCTTTTCAGCATGATGCATTTGAGCATCAGACATTAACATCTTCGTCTTTTGACGATTTTGATAAATATGCGAACCGGCTTTAACGGCTAGTGATATTGCTTTTAACCACATTGTATTTCTCCTGTCTTCTAATACACATGTATTCTATCAAAAGATCTATGCACTCGTAAGCCCTTTGTCCGCTTAATCTCCATCTCCAAGTTTGTGTCCAATGAGATTTTCTAAGTTTACATTTACTAATTTTTCCACCAAAAAAATCTGCAAATCTAGCTATATTATCTTTATCAGTCATTTCAACACCACATTGAAATGTTTTTCTACCTTCTCCTTTACCCCAAATGCCGAAACTTCCTTCGCCATCAAATAATCCAGCTAAAAAAATTAATTTATTTTTTTCCGATAGCTTTTCGTAAGAGTTTTTTAACACGATTGAGTTCTATCCCTTGTGGATTAGGCCCTTTTTTAGGTGGAGGACCATATTTTACACCTCCGCTCAATCCTTTCCCCTTATTTTTTCGAGTTGATCTTTTCTCTTGCAACTTTTAACCTCTCTTCTGATTGGTTTGACTGCTCCATAAGCTTGTCATATTGAAAATCTAGTTTTGATGCTTCTTGCATTGCATCCATTTCAGCTTTCATCATTGCTTCTTTCTCTTTACGCTGTAAATCCATTGCTCTTAGATCAATTTCTTGTTGTTTTAGTCTAACTAAAGGATCTTGCTTACCTGCTTGCGCTTGCATCTCACCTCTTACTAACTGTTCAGTGATTTCTGCAACCGCAGTTGCTACCGCTTTGTCAAATTGTATTTGAAATTGTTGTGGGTCGGCCTGTTGTAACTGAATCATGTTAGGATCTTGCATCAATTGTTCTCCAACTTCTATTCTTGCTTTGAATGAAATGTGATCCGAGATGTGTGATTGCAATAATGCATACACTTGAGGATTAATTTGTACCATTCTCGATTGCATGAAGGCCATGTGCGCTGCAATGTGAGCATCATGGTCTTGAAATTCAAATGCAGTTAGTAATTTCATCTGTAATGCACGTGCATTTTCTTTTGCAGGGTCCTGTGGTTCAGGTCTTGGAGGCGGTGGTTTCAATAATGCATCAATTTGTTTGGTGCCAAGTGCTTCATACACTCTTCTGTACGCCTCGTGAATGTTGTGAATCATCGGATTTGAGCTTGCAACTTGTAATTGTGTCTGTGCAAGCATCACTCTTTGCGCCATCGACATAATATTTGGATCTGCAACCGGTAAAATATCAACTCGGTTATCAAAATCTTGTGCTTTAATTACTCTTGGCCCACCATAAACGTCATAAGGATATTCTGGTGGTAAAGATTCAGCCATGATTCTAGCTAAAATTTTAAATTCCATCTTCATTGCGTAGTAACATCGCTTGTGAACACCACTCATCACACGCGAACCACGTTCCATCATAGCAACTGTTGTACCCACTGCTCTATTCTGAGCATCATTTCCAATATTGTTATCCGTTATCGCAGCAAATTTTTGTCCTGCTTGAACTAAAAATCCTAAAAGATTAAATAAGGTTGTTGATGGTTCTGTAAACGGTAGATTAAAAAACTGTTCTCGAATGTTTCCACCCGGTGCATCAACATCTCTAAACTCTCCAGGTTGAATCGGTTGGTCATCATCTCTAACTCTGATGCCTCTAGACTTAAATCCTGCTGGTAAATTCTTTAATGTACCTGCATCAATCAATTGTCTTAACGATTGAGTAGCGGCTTGTGATAAACCACCAATCATATGAGTCAAACCAAAACCATAAAAACCAAGTCCAGGTAAAAATTTATAATGAGCAAAGTATTCTATTCTTTGATACGTTGGATCATCCGGTCTGTAGTTTCTATATATTGATAATATTTCACCACTGCCTTCGTCAATGGTGACCACATAAGGAATTTTTATATTCTTTGCACGTGAATCAAACTTCTCATAATCATCTAAATGTAAATCAACATGCATTTCTAAAATTGTATTTAATGCATCATCTCCAGTTCTTTTAATTCCTTCAAGCTCACTAATTTTCTTTTGCACGTTGTCCGTGTTCTCTTCTGATGTAGCCAGTTCTACTTCTCTATAAAACCCAGCGGCCATTTGTTTTAGGACTTCGTTTTCCGTCATCCGTTGTACGTGAGTAATTCTATCTGTATCTTTTAAATCGGACGCGTAATACGGAACCACGATATCTTCTGCAGGAATAAATTTAGATACAGGTCTTTTAATGAGTGAGTCGTAATAGACTTTTTTAAAAGTGCTACCGGACAATGGTAAATAGAATAACATTTGATCCATGTCGGTTGTGTATTCTTCCATCTTCTCCATTAACATATAGTTCATGTATTCTTTTACACGATCCGCTTGTTGCTCTATTGGTGGAGTTTGTAATCCTACAATTTGAGTTCTTACCGGGCCATCACTTGGTACAAGTTCTTTATATGCTTGTGCTTGGAATTGTGTTACACTTTCCGCGAGCAACGGATGAGTGACATTGGATGCACCTTTAAATGGTTTGGTAACTTCTCTAAATTTTGTTCCAAGTAAATCTAAACCTTTGATGTAAGCGTCTTCCCAATCTTTTCTTGATTCTTTATCTTTTTTATATTCTTGAATTAGTTCTGATGCCATACGGCCAAGTGTTCGTTCATCCATGAACTCAGCCAAGTTAGCATTGAAATCATCTTGAGGTCTTTCTTCTTCAGGCTCCTCACCTTCAACGGTTACTTCAGAAACTTCTTCATCAATGATTGGTTGACCTTGATCAAGTTCAACTTTTTCTTCTTCAGTTATTTCAGGAATTTCGTTTTTTTCAACAGCCATAAATTTTATATCCTTTTAGCCTTAACATGGCTGAAGATCAACTAATAAAGTTTAGTAGTTTTTTTTCTACCAAGCTTACAACCACGAGCCATGATTGATGCACCTTTTTTGTAACCCATAGGTTTGTTAATCATTCCACCACCCATTCTTCTAGCCATCGGACCTAAACTTGGTTTCGGTCTTGAAGGCATTAGTCTTTTAGGACCATCAGATTTAATGTTTGGCATTGGTCTTGCAGGCCTAGCTGGTTTAACATCTTTTAGTAACTCTTTAATTTTTTTTCTTTCTTCATCTGTTATCTTACCAGGCATTTGACTCATACGTCTTTTAAATCTATCTGCAGCCACAGATAACTTACTTCTTATTTCACCTCTCGTGCCTGTATCAGCTCCACCGCCTTTACTCAACTCAATTGGTTTACCATCATACTTACCATAACTTTTAAATATATCTTTAACTGAAGAACCTGATTTAGATTTTTTATTTTTTGACATATCAGCGCCCCCTCCTTTAGAGTTTTTTGTAACTTTAACATCTAACATTCCAACACCTGGAATTGCTTTTCTAACATTCTTTAAAAGTTTTTTAAAACCTTCTTTTCTTCTTGCTGCAGATCCTGCAAACAATCTTTCTCTTTTCATAGGAGTGTACTTACTGCCAAGCATTGTTTCAATTTTAGCTCTTCCACTCGGACTTTTTTCAGGGAAAGCTCTTTTCACTTTATCAGATTTAGATTCTCCACCTACTTTTAAACCTTTAGCTTTTTTATATTCTTCAACAAGGTTAATTGGAAGAGAAGCTTTTTGAGAAACCATTGCGCCTGGTGTTGCAGTTGCTGATTTCTTTTTACCAAATAATCTACCAATAGATTTTCCTGCACCTTTAATCATTTTACCTACAAATGCTTTTTGAACTTTACCAGGTTTAATAGATTCATCTTGAAGACCCATGCCTCTACCTTTTGCTTTTTCTGCTTTCAATATTTTAAAATCTTGTGCATCAATTCTGTTATTGTTATTTTTATCTAACTTTTTTTGACCACCTTTAAGACCACCAGATTTCATTTTGTTTGCCATTAATCTTTCAGCTTTTTCTTTATCTGACAATTTTTTCATTGGTGTCTTCATTGCATCTCTTCTTTCTGCTTTAATTTTTGACATAGCTTTTTCAAAAGGTGTTTTTGTAGGGTTTTTAATTCTGTCTGCAATTCTATCAACTTTTTTATAATCCATAGTAAATCCTAATAATATTTATACTCACGTTCTAATTTTATTGGCGGGTCGTCCCAATCGTCCGAGTACGTTGAAACAAATCCACCTTGTCGATATCTTAGCACAGCTTGGGTCATAGAATCAACATAGTCGTCATACTGACCATGAGGAAATGCAGCACATTCTTCAACCACGTCTTGGGCAAACTTCTCATCCAAAGGAGCCCAAACCATTCCAGACTCAAATACCGGGGCACATGAGTTAATTCTGGTATGTTTATCACGGCCTTTGGCAGGAACGAAATCAATTACTGGAATCCCAGCACGCCTCAATTCATGAATCAAAGGCTGGCCTGATGCTTTCGCCTCAACGATAACTGTTTCAGGTTCCCAATAACTATATTGTTCTAAAGCTATATTTTTTAAATCTGGAAAATCATATCTTCCCTTAATCGCATCCAATAAAATTATATGATCTTCATAACCTTCAACCGGTTGAAAGATTCCCCATGTAGTAATAGCAGAGTAATCTGCAGATTCTTTTGCACTAAATGCAGTATCATAACTTTGTATGACGTGTAGCAATTTAGGGAGGTAATCTTTATCGTAGTCGTTCCACCATTCACGTTTAATGATTGCACCTTCTTCAGACGTTGGGTCCTGCATATACTGTGCGTTCCAGTTCTTCGTGGACACCGATGCTTTGACCGCTTCTAAATCTTCTAGCTTCCAATACTCAGGCCACACTGGTTTTCCGTTTGGAAGTATCGCTGGGAACTCAACTACTTTCCATTTATCTGCTTTGGGTTCTGATTGTGATTTTAATAATCGACCAGTAAGATCGTCTGTTGCCCAACGAGTCATGACTACACAAATTCTTCCGCCTGGTTGTAAACGTTGTCTAGGACCAGAGCTATACCATTCGTATGCTCGATCCATTGCGGTGTCCGACATTGAGTCTTGTTCCGTATGTGGGTCATCGATAATAAGTAAATCCGCCCCTCGCCCTGTGATAGAGCCGCCTACCCCCGCTGCAAAATATTCGCCACCATGATTGGTCTCCCATCGGCCTTTTGCCTTACTATCTTCACGCAGTTTAACATCACCGAAGATCATTTTATACTCCTCGCTATCCATTAAGTTTCTAACTTTGCTACCGAACCTTGTTGCAAGTTCAGCGTTGTGTGAAACCTGCATCAGTTTCATCTTAGGATTTCTACCGATCATCCAAGCAGGGAACAGGTAGGATGCAAATTCTGATTTGGTATGTCTAGGAGGCATATTGATAATGAGCCTCTTCTCTTTGTTCATTGCAATCTTTTGAAATTCATTAGCAATAATCTGATGATGTCCGTAATTTTTTCTATTGTTTGTTTTACGGTAAATGAAATCTGGCCAAACTGCTTTAGCAAAAGCTAAGAAGTCATCTTGGCAAATTTTTATATACTCAAGTTGTTTTTTTAATACTAGGTCCTTGAGCTCTTCATCACTTAATCGATCTAAATTCATAATTTTTTATATACCCCGGGGGTCTATGGTACCTATTAATCTAAAGGGTCCCCTTTTACAATAACCTAATAAAATAACACTTTCAATAAGTCCGTTTCATTTGGGTCCCCCGTGCGTGTATTCGACTTAGCACAAGCTAGCCTAGACAAAGTACCTAGTAAAATCGGGGGTGCTTTTTTTATTGTTGTCATTGTTCCGTGATCGTTGGGCCAATGAGCCTTCAAGCCGGTCAACGGACACCGGAAACGTTTCCGATAAGTAATCGTTATCGGAAATAATCAAGTCATGAGGGCGGTCGTAAACTTATCCACGAACAACGGCCAACGGACAGGTATTTTAATAATAAAATCGGGGCTAAGTGATCGCGGATCAGTAAAGAAATCTTTAATTCTATAAATTTTAAGGGCTCTTTGCTCTTGGGCCTTAACTAAGATCAAGACCACACCGCCATGCTTTATGGCCCTGTTTATCCAAACGATCTGGTATTTATTTAATGCCGGATAATTGACGCGATTTGATTTCAATTCACACCAAAATGATTGTCCTTTATATATTCCAAAAACATCTGGCACACCGGAAACTGTGAGAGTTTCAATTCGAGTTAAAAAATATCCATGATCAACAAGAGCCGATTTGATTTGTTTCCAAAATAAACTTTCTGGGTTTGCCATATATTTATGTACCACGAAAAAATACAACTAAAAAGGGTATAAAAAG